ACCTTAAATCTAGTATACCCTCTCTGGGGTTCTTTAAGTCAATAACTTTATGATAATATAATCTACCATCAACATACCAATTTCTATAGATTTCATGGCACTTTTTATCAAAATCTAATAATTGTAATATATTTTTAAATTCATCTCTGATTTTTTTCTTTAGACTATCACTAGCACTCAAATTTGATAATTCTATTTCAACTGGACTATCATAAGTGTCTGAAACAATAGCCTCATTCACAATATCCTCAATCGCACCATCCACCTCAGGGTGTAGGGCCATCTCTCTATATCTTTTAATTAACTCAGATTCAGTTCGGTATACACCCTCAATATCGATTGAAGACCCAAAGAAACCACTACTTAAATACCAATCTACCCCATCCTCATTATTCTGAGGAATGGGGGAAACCGCATCTTTTGGTAGCTTATCTTTATCTTTTATCGAAAAGCCAAATAATGGCTTTGAATTATAATTTTCCATACCAAATGAATATACTACAAGTATTTAGTATCATTCACCAGTAGGATCTTCTCTATAATAGTATTGATATTGGAACTCTACTGTATACTCCTCGATCTGATCACTGTTATCATAACCCAATGCGATTTCAGAGATGTTGGTTGGGAACATATCAACAAAACGATATTGAGCTAATACGTTTGCTTCGTGACTTGTATTACCACTAAGTGTTTCAGGTCCACAAGCTGAACCATCCTTCTTTCTTCCTAATTGGAATACTTGGGCATTATGCATGTATGATGCTGGTTCAGTCAAGCCACAGTGACTTGATTGACTGTTGATGTTTTGCATCCACCCCTCAAGTGTATGTCTGTGTCTGAAATCTTCATCGTTAATTACAGTCAGTGTCCAAGTTTCATATGTCTTATCACCTGAAACTTTAAAAACTCTACCACGGAATGGTACTTCGATTACACCAGATGTTGATGCTGGAATTGCAGCAGCTTTACATAATAGTTTGAATCCCTCAGAATCAAACGTAGTACCTAATCCTTGTGGATCATTGGCAACAGCAGCCGGTAGTGATGGAATTACAACCTCAAATAGATTGGGTCTTGCTCCACCTCCCCTTAGTGCGCTCTTGAAATCTTGTAAACCTCTAATAACGGCCATTTGTTCTTTCTCCTATGTTTTTTAATATGACTAATTAGACTGTACCGGCTACATCCGAGAAGGATGCACCTGTTCTAGTGGCAACAAATGTCAGTGTAATGTAATTAATTGACTTCGTTGGCTTTAGGAAGATGTCAGCCCTCAATTCATTATTATCAATAATATCTGGTGTGTTATTTGAAGAGTCACAAACAACGAAGAAACCATATAAACCACGTTTTGCCTGAACATCTCTAAGATAAGGCTCAGCTATATTTACAAAATTAGCTCTTGTAATTTCGTCATTAAGTTCAAATAGAAGCGAATTAGCTGCACGTTGAAGTGCCTGCTGAATTGTTAAGAATAATCTTCTAACATTAATTCTATCAAATGCAGATGCATAAGCAAGTGCAGTCTTGTCACCAAATAATAGAATGCCAATTCCTCGCTCATTTACAATGGCGTTAATTCTAGCTGGATATAATCTATCACGCTGGGCTTGATTTGGATTGTATGCTAGTTTAATAGCATTATTCAATACACCTCTTTGTTGTCCAGCAGGAGAGAACCAAGGATATGCTGTTATGTTTGTTCTTGCCATCAATCCAGCAATGTCGCCATTACATGGAACATAACGATATCTATCATTAAATCTATCATACATATACTTATATCCACTATCAAAAATGGCATAAGATGATGATGAAAGTGGGCTGAAAAATTCAATTACATTTTGAGTTTGGGTTTCTGTGTTTGTAATATTGACAACATCAGCCTTATGTGGTGAAATTGTGCAAACACAGTCGCGCCTACTTGTTGCAAGTGCAATCAATTCCTGTGCCTTGGCCTGAGAATCATATTTGTTATCAAATCCTGGACCCATTAATAAATAATCAACTTCTTGATCATATCTATTTTGGAACAATCTATACCCATTGATTATATTACCAAGAGTTGGCTTCATTCCACCGGAGGCTGAATAATCATTACCACCACCAAGTGAGTAGGTAATATTACCAATGGAACTATATTTGGTTCCTTGTGCCGTTTGTCCCCATAATCCATCTGAAGTTGTTATACCGGCAAATCCAGACTCAAATCCTGATGGTGAAACTGATTCGCCACCAGAGCCATCTGATGGGTTATCCCCAACGTATACATAATTGGAGTATGTTGCCATATAGGTTCTCCAATAAATTTTCAATGGAGAATTTACAGCAGAGATTGAATCTGAAGCTTTGGATAATCCCAAGTGCTTCTCTAGAATAGTTGCTTCAACCCCAGTAATAGATCCATCATCATCCATAACTACTACGTGTAATCCATCATTAAATGAACTACGATCTATTGCGTAACTATTAGTGGTTGGTTTAGGTGCAATTTGTCTCCAATAAATTAATTGGTTAATACCCTCAAGTTTCTGCTCATCATACCAATCTTTAATAGTGTCGGCAGTCGTTCCCAGTGTGGTAGTACCTAAACTAACACCGGAACTATTGACGATATTAACTTTATATCCATCAGTAATTGATTTGGTTGGATAGCCTTGGGAGTATGTCACTCTAGTTTCAGTACCAGATTGGTCAACAACTGACCAAATCTTAACATCAACAGTGCTATTTCCAACACCAGTAATAACTGATTTTAGATATCCATTAAATAGTGAAGTTGTTCCAATGCCAGCAGCGGGCACATTTGTTAGTGTGCTAGTAACAGCTAATCCAACTTGAGCAACTGCTGTTAAAGCTGAACCAACATATACAATTTGATCTGCCTTATCGTCAATAAAACAAACCTTTAAATTATTTGCCCATCTTCCAGGAGATTTAGCAGCAAATACCCAAGGGGCTACTTCATCAGCATGGTTTGCTTCATAATCATCTAAATTTTTAATTTTAAGATCTGTATCACCAACCCCAGTTATTGATGCATTTGCAGTTCTTAACGATTCACCATCGCAGCGAACAACTTTAAGTATTCCGCCATAGCTTAAATACTGCGATGCGGTTAACCAATATTCATACTGACTATCAGTTGAAAGTGGCTTACCAAAAACATTTAATAATTCTGCTTCTGTTGTGATGTTAATAGCATCTTCCACTGGACCAATGGAAAATGGACCAGCAATTGCCCCGATGTTATCAAGTACATTATCAGCTCTACCTATCGTTAAGTCTACCTCGCGGGTTAATACTCCCGGTGACAATTGAGGAGTTGCCATATATTTATCTCCTTAATATGGATGTTATCTAAAAATTATTTATTATATTTTACATTTACACCAAGATATATCAATTATAATGATGTAAATAACCCATCTCGGTGCTAACATCACCATATTCATCTAAAAACCAGCGATCACCCTCATCGTCAACAATTGAGCTTTCATCATTTAACCCGTCAGATATGAATCCGAATGGCATTAAATCACCTTCCAATTTATCTTTATTCTCTTCAGATATTTTCTTTCTTATATCCTGGTCTGTAAGCTCCTTAAAGTAGTCCTGTGTGACCATCCAGCCGTATAGAACGAGTGACATGCATAGATCATCATTACATCCATCATCAGCCTGGTAGGAGCCCCTTTTCTGAATAAATGTTGATAACTCTTGGATGATGTCATAATCATACACTAACAGCTTATGAGTTTCCATTACTGTCTTTAAATTTCGACACCCTTCACGCTTAGTCTTCTTTGACATTTTTACACCATACTCTGCCGTCTTCTCAGAGAATCCTTGTCCTAAAATAAATCCAGTCCTACCCATAGGCATTGACATTAATAAGTTTGGGTAGTCTAAATCGTACTGAAGAGTTCTACCAACTTGCCCCCCAACATTCGTTTCACATAAGACAAATGCATTATTATAATTTTTAGCGACTTCATGAATAACATCTGGAAATACAAATATATCACCAGTATTATTTCTGTATTTCGCAACGACATAATGAGTTTGTTCTGTTATATCAATTACAACAAATGCTGAGAAGTTTTGACCGACCCCCTCGGCAACATCAACAGTTATTACATAGGTATGACCATCTTCAACTTCGGTTAATATATCAAGACCTTCATTTGATATTAGTGGAGTTCTTTTAGGTGTATTTGTTAATACTGAAGCACTAATTAAAGTATATGATGAACCCAAGAAGTCACAATTATGAGATATAACATCATTACTATAATATAAACTACCATCATCAACATCAATTGGATCATATAACCAGATACCCTCTTCAACTATCTCATTATAAACAATCCTTCTCCCATCTAATAAGTCATTAACTTTTAACTTTTCAGCTATTATCTTATTTTTACCAAATGGGTGTTTATTAGAACATTTTATTTCACCACCGTCA